GGCATCAACGCCCGCGCCGAAGTTCTCGCGCAGCACTTGCAAGCGGTAGGCTTGCAGTTGCTCGGCGCGGGCGTTGATGCCTTCGATTTCCTTCAGCCGCTGCAGCACAAGCTGCGTATCGTTGATGCTCTGGAACAGCTCATTCCACGCGCGCTGTGCGTCACCGTCCGTCTGCACGCCAGTGTTCAGGCGCAGCGAGTCGTTGCGCAGCTTTTCCAGCGAGCTGCGGAAGGATGCAAAGTTGCGGCTTTCCTCGCTGCTGGCGCCGGCAAGGTTTCGCCCTTCGTTGACAAGGTTGCGCACCGGGCCGAAGTTCAGCGCGCCGCTTTCGATCTTGCCGCGGAGCGCGGCTAGGTCCGACTGCGTGGCCTTCGCAATCGTCATGCGGTCGATGATGTCGTCCTGCTGCTTCACGACGCCGGCCGGGAGCTTGCGGTCGCCCGTGTTGACGTTGACTTGTGTCGTCGGCTGGTTGGTCGTCTGCTTCTTGATGGCCGCGTCAACCTCAGCGCGGCGCGGGTCGCCTGCGGGCAGCGTCTCGCGGTAGGCCTGCAGGTCAGCGATGGGCGGGAGGTTCGGCTTGTTCGCCTTGTCGCGCTCCATCGCCATCTTCTGCACGGCTTCGATGCCCATTGCCTGACCGTCGCGCCACTGCGCCCACTGCGCCGGGTCGGTCGGCATCTCAGACAAGGCCTGATCCAGCGTGCCGAGCTTGCTCAGGATGGGCGATAGCACCGGGTCGGCGTATTGCGCCTGCATGAGCCGCTGCGCCTGCTCGGGCGTCTGCACTTGGCCCCACAGCGTGCGCGCGGTGCCGAGCGCTTGCGTCAGCGTTTCGCCCTGCGCCTTTGCCAGCGCCACCGGCTGCGCTGCAACATCGCCGGCCATCTTCTGACGGCCGAGCATGTCCTTTTCCATCGCCGCCGCTTCTTCCGGGAAGCCGCCAGCGCGGATGCCTTGGATCATCTCCGGCTCAGGCATCGTGCCGAGCCGCTGCTGAAGCTGCCGCAGCGCGTTCATGCGCCCCTCTTGCGCCCGCATGCCTTCGAGCTTTTGCTGACCGAAAGCACGAGTAAGGGCGTTGTCCTGCCGCTGATCCTGCATGCCGCCGATCTGCGTCAGTTGCTGGAAGGTGTCCAGCGCCGAGCGCTGCTGAGGCGCAAACCGGCTGTAGATGTCTGCGCTGACTGCCATCACCAACCCCTCGGCGAGCCTTCGCCCATGTCGCTCGGGTTGCCCCAGCCCAAGTTCATGCCCGCGTAAGGGTTGCCGCCGCCACCCATGCCGCCCATCCCGCCCATGCCATACGCGGCCAGGCCGCCAAGCTGGTTCAGCCCGCTTGCCCAAATGTTCGCCCGACCCATGCGCGCGGCGCCTTGGGCGTTGGCGTTGTTGGTGAACAGGTTGCCGAGGTTGCCGGCCGTGTTCATCAACACGCTTTGCTGCTGGTTCGCGTTGTTGCCGTACATCTGTGAAGCGCTGTTCGCCATGTTCTGGCCGGCTTGGTTGACCTGACCCGTAGCGACTTGACCCGTGCCCGACAGACCCGACAGCCGATTCCAGCGGTCGCCGAAGGTGGCGCGCTGGCGATTGAATGCGTCGTTGAATCGGGAGGTGGCAAAGTCGTTGCCGAACTGCGTCAGGTTCTTAAGCGTCTTGGTTCCGTAGAAGTTGCCGCGCGCCGCTGCCGACGAGTTGAGCGCTTCCAAGCCTTGATTCAGCCCGAACTGATAGCCCGGCTCGGCCATGACCGACTCGGCCGTGGGCGTCGGGTCGAAGTTCGCAAGTCCTGCAAGCTGGCCGAGGGCATCGACTCCCGTCGTGCGCCACGGCTCGTTATCGCTGCGTGTCTGGTCGTACTGCCGCTGCTGGAAGCCGAGCGACTTGTCGAGGGCTGCGTTCTGCGCGGCGATGCTCTCGCGCTGCGCCTGCAGTTGCAGGTCTGCCGCGTAGCGCGTGGCCGCTTCTTGCCCCGCCGCCGCCTTCTTGGACGCCGACGAACCCAACAGGCCGCCGACGATCTGCGCGCCACCCATCGCTGCCAAAGCCCAACTCATACAGGCAACCTCATGTTAGTGAACGCTCACGTTAGTGGATACTAACCTAGCAGGGCAGGCGCGGCAAGGCTTCACGACTCAAGGGCCGCGATCCGGGCCTCTAGCGCGTCGATGTAGGCCAGCAGCGCGGCGATGTAGCGCACCCACTCGGGAGACAGCCGGCCGCCAGCGCCCACAGCGGGGGAGGCTTCCGGGTTCGGCATGCGGGGCGCGCTCATGCGACTTCCACCCGAGCGCCGACAGGGTTAAACGGCGCGTTGTCGGTCATCCGCACATGGAAGACGCGATCAAAGGCCGAGCCGGTGCGCGTGAACCGCACGCGGGCAGCGTTGGCACCAATGGCTCCGGCGCTGCTGGTTTGCCAGCTTGACCATGTGGCGCCGTTGTCGTCGGACCAGCGGAGCATGACGTTGGCCGCCGTGGCTTTCTCGCAGACCAGCTCAACCAGCGGAAAGCGAAGCCGGCCCCGGCCCGGGTCGCTGATGACGGGGGCGATGCGGTCGCGGCACTTGACAGAGCCGGCGAAGTCGTGCGCCGTCTTGTCGAGCCGGAACAGTTCCCCGCTCTCAGTGCCGAACCAATGCTGACCGTAGGCGAAGGCGTGGCAGTTCGGCCGCCACGGCTGATATTCGCCGTTCACCAGCTCGGCGCGCTCGTGCCACTGGCCGAACGTGCGGTCATAGACAAGGGTGGTATCGACCAACGGCACATTGAGGCAGTAGAAGTGCTGCCCGCCGTCGCTGTAGCAGTAGGCGCGGGCTTGCGACAGGTCTAGACCCTCGAAGCGTTCTTCGATGGCGCGGGTGCTGATCCGCTGCCCGCGGGCTGCGAGTACCTGAGCCTGGCCGCGACGATCCCGGCCGAGCCACATCGGCACACCGCCGCACAGTTGCGCGGAGAAGGCCGCCGCGCAGCCGTATTGGATGAACTCGGACGACGCTTTCTGAAAAACCTCGGTGCCGCCTACTGAGTAGTGAATCTCGCCTGAGTCTTCGCCCAGCAGCAGCAGCTCGCGTTGCGCCGCAAGAATCGCCACCAGCTTGTCGGGCGAGCCTTCAGCGGTGTAGAGGTCAGGCTCTGCAATCTTTGCATTGCCGGGCGCGGTCGATTGGAAAAACTGGCTCACCCGCTGAATGCCGACGATGCGCTGATCGACAAAGGCGATGCGGTTACCCGCGGTCCAATTCGCGGTCTGCGTCAGTGCGGTGCCGTCCCATACATACAGCTTCGCGCCGTCCGTGATGGCGAGTTGGAACAGGTTTTGTTCCATGTCCACCGGCCCGCCCGCGCTGTCGAGCGTGGCCAGATAGGTGGTGTTTCCCTCAGCGTCAACGCGCAACAGGTCGGCATCACGGACGACGTGCAGATCGCCGTTAAAGGTGTAGAGGCCGCGAATCTGTGCCATGTCAGGCCTGATTTATCTGGAACTCAAACGCGGTTTGCACAGACGATCCGGTGCCGGAAAGGGTCAGGCCCAAGGACTGCGTTTGACGGACGTTGCTGAACATCGTCTTCATCCTGGCGCCCGTTTCGTCAGACGAAGAATCGTGTATCTGCGTTGCTCCACTGCCAGACCAAGTTGCATCATTGAATGCGCGGCCTACGGCCAGCCACCTGACGGCATTCCCCGAAGAAGACCCGAAAACAGGGACAGACGTGGAAGCGTTGGCAGCAGACGCGGCGCCGACCGGGCCAATGGAAACGGCTAGGCGGAATATCAACACCAGCGCGATGCCGTCAGTTGGGCCGAGCACGTTGGTAAAGGTATTCGCCGCATCGACGAAATACTCAACCCGCCAGAACGTGGGCTCGAACCCCGGCAAGGCGACTGCTTCATACGTCCCGCCTGCCGGCGTCGTAAAACCTGACGTTGCGGCGGGCGGGGCAAAACGACCGGCCCTAAGTTGAACGATTAGATCGCCCGCTTGGTGCAGCGGGGCGGTTCTTAGAGTCGCCCCTGCTGACTGCCCGCCGATGAACTCAATCTGAGGCTCTGGCGCGAACTCAGTCACGCCCAACACCAGCCCCGGGACATCGCGGAACACGAAGCCGGCGCGCTCGTTGCCCGGCTCCAGCGGGACGGGAACCATGTTCACCGTGCGCTGGACGGACGCGGGGCGGCTTTCGAGGTTGTAGCTAGGTCCGATGAAGCTCGGCAGCATGTCAGACACCGCCGAACAGATAGGCGCGCTCAACCGATGGGCCTTCGTTGCACACCGTCAACTGAGGCACCACAAGGTTTCCGCGTTTGAGGATGCGCCGCGCCGCCGCTGCGTTGCGCGCCACGGTCGGCGGAATCTCACGCTCATAGTCCGCGGCGATTTCCTCGGCCAGCGTGAACACCAAAGCGCGCTCATAGCCCGCAGGCAGGGTGTAGTCAGTCGCCAGGTCAGCAAAGGCCGACAACTGCACCTGTACCGGCATCCGCAGCGAAGCGCCAGCGGTCAGGCGCGGATAGAACCGCAGCACGCCGAGCGGCAGGTTCGGCGAGTATTCGACCCACGTCGGCCCGATGGCCGTGATGTTCTTCACCGCGATGGCGTTGAACTCGGCTTCAGTGACCGGGATCAGCGGGTAGTCAATGCCGCTCACCGTGTAGTAACCGCCCGCCTCGAATCGCTCCGGTCGGGTCGTGTTGATGTTGCCGCTCGGGCCGATGGTGAGCGACTGCGTAACGCTGGCGACCGTGTGCGTTACGTCGGTCGTGGCGTAGGCGTACAGGCGTTCGAGCTTCCACGCATCAAGGATGCGGTTTAGCGCTTCGAGGCAGGTATCGCCATCGGCCGGGCGCAGTGCCTCCCCGGGCGCATTGATGCCGAGTTTGCCGAGGGCAGCGCGCCCGATGATGGCAGCGGTTGTCACTCTTGCACCTTCTTCGGGCGGCCCCGCTTGACGGGCTCGGCTTCAGCCGTTTCCCCGTACTCCAGAAACCCGCGGGCGCGAGCGGCTTCCCATGCTTCTCGGTCGTGAACGATGACGCCGTTTTTCAGGTCGTCGCCACCTTGATACAGCCACCGAGGAAAGCTCTGTTCCATGCTCGCGCCCTTGGAAAAAGGGCCGCGCAGAGGCGGCCCAAACGTCGCACTTGACGGCAGGAGGTCAGTTCGTGCGGCGCACCACCCACTCAGGGCGGTTCACCGTGACGCCGTACAGCAGGTCAAAGCGGCAGATGCGGCGGTTGTTCAGGATGTCGAAGCCGCGCACGAACCGCAGAGACACGCCCTCGTAGGTGACCTGGCTCGCCATGTCCATGCCGTTCGGCACTTCCATGGGGAAGTTCACCATCGAAATGGCGTCCGGGTGCCACAGGATGTTCTGGCCGTAGCTCACGCCAGCCGAACCCGAGACCACCGTGATGGCCGCGTTGTCAGCCGGGCGGGCAGTCACGTTCTGGTAGGAGCCACCGGCGATGATGGCCGGCGAAATGACCAGAGTCGCGTTACCCGAACCGTCCGAGCTGGCGTTCGCCGTCACGACGAACTGACGGAGTTGGCCGGTGCTCTGGCGGCTCTCGGGGTTGACAGCGAACACGCCCGCGATGGTGATGACATCGCCAGCGTTCAGGCGGAGGGCGGCAGAAGCCGTCCAGCCGTCAGTCACAAGCGAGGTCGTCGCGGCGTACACGTTGTCCGTGGCCGAGGCGTTGATGAGGCCCTGGTTCGCGCCGTTGACCAACGGGGTGCCGCCCAAAGGTCCGACCGTGTGCGTCGGCAGGTTCTGCGACATCACGAAGTCGAGGCCCAGGTTCGTCCGCATCAGGCCGGTCTTGTTCTGCTCGCCGATGGTCTGCTGCATGTTGAACAGACCCGACAGGCCACCCACCACCGAGGCATTGGCACGCGGGTTCAGGGCCATCATGCGGCGGCCGTCACGCGGGCAGGCGTTCTCATCCAGCAGCGCGGCAGCGTCGAGGATGTTCGCCACGGTCGCGGGCGGAGTGCCCGGGGTGCCAGCGAAGTTGCCCACAGACGGGATGATCGACTGAGCGATCCGCAGGTCCAGTTCAGCAGCCAGACGGGTGCCGGCCGGCTTCAGGTAGCGGTCGCTGAACTGCTCAATCGACATCTTCATGTCGAAGTCGCTGAACGTCCAGTCGATGCCGAGTTCCGGCTGCACCGTCAGGGTGCCGGTCGTCTCGTTCACGTCTTGCAGGCTGGCGGCGGCGCCACTGCGAACCGTGAACTGCACCGGGCGGCGGTACGTCACCGTCGCGCCGGGCTTCGGCGGCGAGCGGTACTCGGTTTCCAGGTCGCGCGAGACGTTGCCCAGGAAGGCGGAGTTGTTGTGGAGGATGCGCAGCGTTTCGGCTGCGATCTTGGTCGGGGTAACGATGTTCTGCGGCATGATCGAATCTCCTTACAGGCCCCGCACCGCTGCCCGATTCCGAGCCGCGATCCAAGCGGCAGGGTCTTTGTCGGGGTCCGGTTCGGCCGAGCTGGAAGCAGTGCCGCCAACGGGTCGAATCGGCTGCGGTGCAGCGCTGGTTTTCTTCACGGCGGCCTGTTTGAGCTTTTGACTCAGCTCGGCAAACCGCCAGCCCTGTTCAACAGGGTCAAGCGCAATCAGGTCTTCAGCTTCGTCGGGGTTTTCTCCGAGGTACTTCAGCAAACTGGCCGCCACGGGAGTCCGAAACACGGCCTTGATGAAGGGCGTTGCGTTGCCCTTCTCGTCCGTGAACGGAATCACCTCGGCCAGCGCGTCGACCGCCTCTTTGAACCCTTCGAGCTTTTGACCTTCCTCGATCACCTTGCTGGCCGTCTGCGCCAAAGACTGCCGAGAGGCAATCTCTTTTGCTTTGCGGTCGGCAATGCGTTCGATTTCTGCTTCGGAGAACTTCGGCTCCCCGTCTTGACCCGCTTGACCGTCGCCAGAGCCTCGAACTTGGGCCAGCTCCTGCCGAAGCAGTGCAACCTCACGTTCTGCGGCGCCGCGTTTGCCGGTCAATCGCGCGATTCGGCTTTCCAGCTTCTTGATCGTCCGCTGCTCGGGGGTCAGCTTGTCGCCGCCGCCCTCATCACTGGACTGATCCGAGCCTTCTTCCGCCTCGGTTTGCTGGTGAGCGTCCCCAGCGGTCTGCTGCTCAGGCTGCACGGTTTCGCTTTGGCTGGTGGCCTCGGCTGCGCCCGCGCTGGCGCTCTCAATCACTTCGGTCGTGCTCATCGCATCCCGGCAAGCCGCAAGCCCGGCAGGTGGCAGCGGTACGTTAGTGCCCGCTAACGTGAGTGTGCGCTAACTTGGCAGGGCGCGTCAAGCCTTGCGGCGGCGCATCAGCAGCATCGAGGCGGCAAGGATGGCGTCCTCGTCCAGCGCAGCCAGCGACGGGGCGGCGGCAGGCTCGGGAAGGCGCGAAGAAGCGCGAAGAAGCTCGGAGGGGTTGACAGGCTCGGCCACCAGCGCCGACAGGCTGGCCGGCATCACCCAAACCTGCATCACGTCGGCCAGGCTTGCCGGGGCTTCCGTGGCTGCTGCGCGGGCGACAGTGGCCTCGGCAATCTCTGCCGCGCGCTCTGTAATGCCTGCCTCGATGCGCTGCGCCGCCTCGGCTGCTTTACGGTCAAACGTGCGCTGCATGGGGAGCGAACCCCACGCGCCACCAAAGCCCTGCGTCGGCTCGGGGCTCGGAACAACCGTAGCCGCAACCGGAAACTGAAACGAGAACACCGCATCCGCCCCGCTTCGCTGAAGCGAGAACACCACATCAGCGCGCGGGACTAGCGGCGGCGCTGGCGGTGGGTTTTGCTGGTGAGCGAAAAGCGGGAACACGGGCTAAGGCCCAATTCCGTCAGAACAGCGGCAGGCGGTGCAGCTCGGTGCCGCTGTTGCGGAGCGCGTAGACCCACTTCAGGGTGTCGGTGCCGTCGTAGTCCTTCACCCACGTCTTCTTTCCCAGCAGCGCGGCGCCGTCTAGGTAGAGGTTGGTGCTCAGAGGCTCCATGTAGTTGCCGCGCAGGGAGAACTTGAAGAAGCGGTTGGTGGCGTCCTTGCGGATGTAGAGGTAGCGCCCGCTCCAGTCGGCCGACGAGCCGGTGGTAAACGTCTCCGCCGCGCCCGGGTAGGTCAGCGCTTGCCACGCGCCAGCGCCAGCCGTGCCGCCCGCGATGTCGAAGCGGTCGATCACCGTCGAGGCGCCGCCGCGCAGGCTGTAGAGGTAGCGGCCATCAAGAATGGCGTTCTCGGCCGCCCAGTTGGCATCTCCCGTCTTGCCCACCCAGTTGAGGCTCGCGCCCGTGCTAGGCGCAGCCGCCCGCGCCGTGGTGGGGGCCATCGTCGTCCAAGTGTTCGCACTGCGGCTGTAGCGGTACATCGCCACCGCGTTGTTGCCCACGAGGTAGGCGAAGTCGTCGTTTGCCTCGATGGCGTAGGTGCTGGTGGCGTCAGGGTTCGTCGTCCACGTCGGCACGGTCAGCGCGGTGCCGGTGTTGCTGCTGATGTTGCGGATCTGACCCCGGCCCGTGCCGCCCGTGATGCGAACTTGGAAGTTCGTCCACTGGTTTGTGGCCCAGGCCTTGCCGCTGTTGGTCAGCGTGGTCGCCGCGCCGGCCGTGGCCGTGCCGGTGGCAAACTGGCTGATGCCCGAGGTGGTCACCAGCGCGCCCTCGGCGCCCCAGGTGGCAGGGAGGCCGGCGTTGGCCAGCGATGTCCACGTCGCGGTCAGTGGGTCATAGCTGCGGAAGCTGCCCGCCGCCAGCGTGCCCGCGCCCAGCACCAGGAAAAGGCCGGTGTCCACGACGAAGGTGTCGGTGTTGACCACCGCCGAGCCCAGCGCCGCGAACTGGATGGTGCTCGTGCCGCCGGGCACGATGATGGCGCCCGTGATGGTGGCTTCCACGCCCGCATTGGCGCCGGTCAAGAACCGGATAGTGCGCCCGATGCAAAGGCCCGTGATCGAAGCCGTGGTCGTGGCCGTGGTCGTGCTGCCGCCGTTGGCCGTGACGGTGTTGCTCCACCGATAGGTCGTGCCGCACGCACCCGCGCCGAAGGTGCCAGCGAGCGCCGGGCTGGCGATTTGCACCCAGGCATCCTCGTCATGGTGGTAGAGGTACGCCACCGTGTTGCTGACCACGTACAGCGCCAGGTTCTGCACGTCGTTCGGGTCGAAGGCTATGAAAGCTGCGGCCACCGTCGCCGCTGGCGCGGGAGTCATGAACTGCCACTCTTTGCGGTGCAGCAGGGGTTTGTTGTTCTGCGTTGCCATGTCTTAGCCCACCATGCGGTCGATGTTGGAAGCCGCCGCGATGTTCATCAGCGCCGGAATGTGAGGAACGGCCTGCAGCCCGCCGATGGCGGTCTGGTTGGCCACGTTGGAGACTGTGCCCACCGTTGTCACCGTGGCAACGGTCGTCACCGTCGTGACAGTGCCCACTGTGGTGATCGTGGTCAGCGTGCCGCCTTGAGACTGGATGCGCAGCGCGCCGTCAGTGCCGCGGGCCGACATCAAGGGCGCCAGAGCCTGGAGGATGTTGCCGAGCAAGGCTTCGTCATCGCTGGACAGCGTGAACGACATGGAGCCCTCGCGCTCCTTCTGCCCCAGCGTGGGCAGCCTGCTGGCAACAGTCGCCAGAGTGGTTTCGGTAGCTGCGCCGGTCGGCAGCGGCAGGGAGGCGGCGCTCACCGGCACAGCCGTTGCACGAAGCTGCGTATCGGTGAGCGGCCCCGACACCGGGACGGCTGTAGCGCGAAGCTCGGTATCGGTCAGCCCCGCCCATGTGAAGCTCACCGGCTGCGTAGCTTGGAAGAACGTACCCGACACGGGCTGTGTAGCCTGCCAGAAGGTGCCAGTTACAGGCATCGCACCGCCGGGAAGCTCTGCAGTGTCGATGGCGACAATCTGCACTTCCTCGCCCGACTTCGTGACCGAGCGGACGGCTTGCCCTCCAGTGGCCGGGCCGGGGTTGAGAAGTAGCGTCATGTGTTCCTCGTTTAGTCCACCGTCAGAAGGCCGCTAAATGCGCGCGGGGGGTATCCGTGTTTGTAGAGCTTGATGAACGCGGTTTGCCCGCTCGTCTTGGTCGAGCCAGTCGCAACCAGATCAATGGCGCCCGCCGCGTCCGACAATTCCGTCGTGCC